ATTCATAAAGCATTGGTAAAATTGGGGGTGATCTATAAATGTAATTGTGGTAAAATACATAAAATAGGAATAGAGCTATATTTTGAGATTATTAAGTATAAGAAGTATTGCTATTGTCCCGTAATAACCTTGACGTACCCTCCAAAATCTGATACCATAGTCCTATGACTATTACTAATTTTCAAGCAGAGTCTAAGCACTCTGGAGATCTTTTTGAATCACAGGTTCTTGAAGACCTTGGTAGATTTGGACAACAAAACATTAAAAAAAATGTTGTTGTTAAAGATGTTGGCTGTGAGGTTGACTTTGCTTATAATTTTCGTGGCACCCAAGTTTATGTTGAAGCAAAGGGTGGACTACAAGGCGAAGGCAAAAGGCCAGGAGCTAAAAGAACTGACAACGTTAAGAAGGCAATTGCCAACGCTGCATTAATAAAATCTAGGTATCCAGAAACTCAGTATATAGTTTACTTTTCAGATTTGCCCAAGTATGGATCATCTTCTCATAAGATGTTGAAGACTGCTGTAAGAGCTGGTTTTATTGATAGCGTTAGATATTTAATAAATATTCAGCAAAACTAAATTAGTCTTGTAGCTGAAGTATAATCTTTTCCAAAATCAGCAAACAATGCTTTGTCTGCCTCACGCTGTGCAATTCTACGAGACCATGAGTATCCAGCATCTCCACCCCAGGCTAACCACATGATGTATCCATTAGATGGATTTGCCTGGTTTCCCCAGTCTTTGCCCTTCTTGTCAACTTCGTGACGTGAAAAGTAAGAGTACATACGTTTTACAGTGCTTAGCGAGAGTGTCTCTCCATTAGCCAATTGTCTAGCTCTAGTCCATCCAACTGCAGTTCCAGCTCCTGTGGCTTTTCCGTCTTCTTTGAACTTGATAGCACGACGAGCAGCACTCCTAGCCCCAGCAGGAGGGCTGTAGCCTTCAGCTTTGTCCATGTATTCATCATAATCATCATCCTCATAATCTTCCATACTAATGTTTGGCATGTTAATTCTTTCAACATCTGACATCAAAGCACCGATTGAATATGGTGTGTAGTAATAGACTTCATCGTCTTCTTCTAAAATTCTAATAGCTACCGCTGGATTCTCTGGAGTAGACTCAACAGAGTAAGGGTTCTCTGGCTCACCATATCGACCACCTTCACGCATAACGTGTTCTACTTGACCAATGACCATACCCTCTGTGGTCCTTGCACTTACGAAGTCTCCCTCAGTAATACGAGATTCTGCCTTAGAAACTGGAATACAGTTAGGGACCATGCGTCCGTTTTCTCCTGGCTTCATTCCCCTCTGAGTATATCCATCCCAGCAAGGAGCAACTTTTTCATCTACTTTAGTGCCCATAGAGGTTCCACCATTTGTAGTTGCAATTGCACCAGAAGAATCTCCACCAACACCTCCAACTCTAGTCTTTGGTTTTTTCTTAGGATCTTTTAATGCAGAGGGTTTTGTAGAGGCTGGCTCTGGTTGTCCAATCTTAGACCCCATGCCATTCCTATCTGTTTCTGACTTGATTGCTGTTTCTGGCCACTCTTCTGGGTTTTTAATTCCGACACCCTTGTCTGGAATATTTCCTTCAGATTCGTTGATTGCATAAATTTGATTAGCTGCCTCTTCGGCAGTCTTGTGGCAACCCATTACGGTTCCATCATCTTTAAGGGCTGGGTAGCCTGAGCAACCGTATGACCCCTTTTTTCCAACACTATATGGCATATTAAGATTATATCATAGGTTATCTATGATATAATTCATTAATGATTTTTAATGCAAAAACTTTAGATAATTTTTTAAGTTTAGAAGAATGCGAAGAAATTCTTTTTTTAGTAAAAAGTATTGAGCCTTGGGAGCATGACCCAGAAGACTCTCTTTGGAGCAATAGAAGTTTAAGTGATTATAGAATTAAAACTGAATATAGTGAAGAAATAGGAAACAAACTATTTCAAATTAAAGATAATATTGGTAGTAAAATTAAAGAGCTTTATGGTCTTGAAGAAATTTACGCAGATCTTTTATCTGTCTCAAGATGGTTCCCAGGAATGGATCAAAAGCCACATGCTGACGATATGACTAATGTTGATCATGAAGACAATGAATGGTTTCACCATAGAGATTTTGGGTCTGTAATTTATTTAAACACAGATTACCAAGGCGGTCATACTTATTATCCAAACCACAACGTTGAGATAGTTCCCAAAGCGGGAACACTAGTTATCCATCCAGCCAGCCCAGACCACCTACATGGAGTAACAGCGGTTATTGAGAACGTCAGATACACGATTAATTCTTTTTGGACTAAAGACAAAAATTACGAAGATTCTGGAACTATATATTAGTGTTAGGCCTTTTATCAACATGCCCAGGTTGTCTCCTAAGGTAGCGGCCTTTCGGAAACCTTAAGCTACCAATAGGATATCATCGTTTTTAGCGAATGCTAATTAATTTTGGTTTTTTCTCTTCTGGGATGTTTCTTACCAAATTAACATACAGAATACCGTCCTCAAATCCAGCCGAATCTACCTCATGGTATTCGGGTAGTGAGAATGAACGAGTAAACTTACGAGCAGCAATACCCTTATGTAGGTATTTCTTATCGTCAGCGTCTGGCTTTTCTGCTTTTATTGATAGGACGTTTTTTTCAGTAGTAATACTTATTTCATCCTTCTTAAATCCAGCCACTGCAAACTCCATCACAATCTTATCATCGTCAATCCTGACAACGTTGTATGGTGGGTAGGTGTTTGCTGCTGGTGTTGTGCTAAAGAATTTGTCAATATCTAGACCAAATCCTGCAAATGGTGTTGTAATAACCATGTATATCATCTCCTTATGTTAAGCGAGTTAATGCCCCCCAATTGGGCAGGCAAATATATTATATCATAAGTTGGACAAAGCTCTTTTTAATGGTATAATATAAACATTATGAGTAATTTAAAGTCATTTAGAGAGAGACAAAAAATGCTTGCTGAAAGAGCGAATTATACAAGTGGTGTAGAGGCTACTGTTAGGCGTGTAGAAGATACTAAACGTCAAAGATATGAACTTCAAGAATCTAAACGTGCCCCAAAAATTCAGGTTGATCAAAAGATTATACTTTGGTCCTGGCTTATTGGTATTGGCTTTGCTTTTATCTCTTCCGCAATTGTTTCTTTTAATGGAATTACAGCTGTAGCACAATTTGTTGGACTGTCTCAAGTTTGGATGGCAGGACTGTTCTTCTTCTTTATTGAGCTTATGTACCTGCTGTTCTTAGTTGCTTATCTTGTTCTTGCATCTAGAATGAATGAATCTGGACAACCCGAAAAAACTTTCGGAGCTATTGTTGGAATGATTATGTTTGGTGGTATTGCTGTTCTTGCTAATGCTTTCCATACCTTTGACTTTTGGGAGTGGAACTATCTTGAGCCACGAATGTGGGCAGGAACTGTATTAAGCATCGCTGCTCCTATTGCAATTATTGCTGCATCTAAAATGGCTTCCAGAGTGGTGTTTGCTAAGGCCATTAAGCTATGAGCGATTTTAAATTAGCGATTACAGTTCCTACACGTGGAAGACCTCACAATCTTGAAAGACTTGCCAAAGCTGTAAAAGAAACCTGCAAGCTAGAGTATGAGCTTTTTGCAAGAATTGATGAGGATGACTCATCGGTATATCCAGAATTAGATAATGTAACTTATGTTGTTGGCCCAAGAATTTTCTTCACTGCCTCACTAAACGAATTGGCTAAGATAGCATCTGAACAAGACTTTACTCACGTTGCAATTCTTGGGGATGATGTTCTTCCAGAAACAATTGGCTGGGATGAAATTATGGTGAAGGCTTTGCCTGAGCTTGGAGTAGTATACGGTAGTGATGGACTAGAGCATTTGCATGGTGAAGATCTTCCTACACACGTTGTAGTTCCTATGAAAATGTATCGCAGGCTTGGTTGGCTAGGAATGCCTACGAGCAGACACCTATTCCTTGATAATGCTTGGAGAGAACTTGGAAAGCTTACAGAGTTTATCTATCTTCCAGAAGTAAAGCTTAGCCATTTACACCGTTGGAATAAGGCAGCTCCTGATGATCAAACATATCAAGAAGCTAATGATAAAATAAAACGTGACTTAGACAGAATTGCTTTTGAGGAATGGCGTGACGGACCTGGATTGCAAGAAGCTAAAAGATTGCTAACTAATAAATGACCACTGTAGCTCTCTCTCACGGCTATCCACCGCTTTGGAATATGGGCGGAGAAGTATCTCTTCACAGATCAATGATGGCTGTTAAAGGCGAAAGAGTCGTACTAACAAATACTCAAGCTGAATATTACATTGATGGAATACGTGTTAGTCAAATAAATACTCCAGATGTTCTTAATATAAAAGCAGATCCTGCACCAATTGCAAAGCAGCTCAAAGATCTTAATGCAAAAGTAGTTATTGCTCAAAATGAATTATCACTACCAGCTGTTTTAGCTGCACAAGAAGCTGGTGCAATCTCAATCGTAAGCGTTCATACCCCGCCTAAATACGGTAAGGGAATCAGGGCTGGAGTTGTTTATGCTGACTATGCTGTTTATAATACAGAAACTTCTGCAAGACAGTGGGGTGAGCCTGAAGCAATTGTTGTTCATCCACCAATTAGCCCTCTTCCAGAAAAGACAGCCCCAACTGGAGATGCCTATACCGTTTTGTCTTCATTGCTAAATAAAGGAGTAGAGGTTGTCCTTGAGCTTGCTAAAATATATCCGCATAAAAGATTTATAATTGTAAGGTCTCCTGCAGAACCAACCCATGGTCTTTCTGACCTAGAAGAAAGGGCTAGCCTTCTTCCAAATGTCGAATTGCACCCAAGGGTTCACCCAAATGATGTACATAAGTATTTTGAGCAAACAAGGATTCTGTTAGTTCCATCTAAATATGAAACATATGGAATGTCTGCTATTGAGGCTGCAGGCTATGGAATTCCTACAGTTCATGTTGATACCCCGCACGTAAGAGAAGGTATTGGCGATGCAGCCGTTTTGGTTAAACCATTAAGCGTTCAAGAAACCGCAAGGGGTATTGCTATTATAGAAAGCAATTACGAAACTTATAGCGAAAGGGCAAGGGCTAGAGCAGAATGGATACAAGATCGACAGGTTATAGAATTAGATAAATTTTCTGAGTTTGTTAAAAATGTTCGCAAGCCAATAAATAAAATGACAAGACAAAACACTGTTGCGAGAGCTTCTAGGGTAAACCACTAAGCTTCATAAACTGTTTTATCTGCAAAATCAATATTTAATATTTTATCTTTTATCATTTCAAAAGAATCGTTATTGCTAGATAGGTAGTTATATTTTAAATTATTTATATCGTAAGATTTTTTAGTAAGTGCCCCAAAAGAATACACCTTTACATCATCCATTTCTATCCCCCCGACGTTGAAGGTATTACCGTATCTAGACCTCCACAAATCTGGAAGCTCTATTACGTTTAAAAGCTTTTCTTTTTCCATCACCATTGGGACGTGTAGTTCATAATCTAAAACATCTTTGTTTATTCTACGAGATAAGTTTGATAATGTTCTTTTTAGCATTAATACGTATCTTGTGTCACCAGTTAAATTTTTGTATTTTGCTATCTTGTCAGCTAACAAGCCGCCATGCATGTATGGAACATCATCAACTTTATTTATGATATAAAAATCATCATTCATTAAAATAAATGAATCTGATATTTCTGTAGAATTGCAAATAGCTCTGAGATTATTTCTGGCATTTGCATACTTAGACTTATTCTGAATAACTTCTAGATGATTTCCTACATACCAACCTGGTTTTCCACCAACTACCCAAAGATTATCAAACTTTAAATTTTTAACGGCAGATCGAATAGAATACCTTAGCTCTTCGTTGGGTCCTGATTTACAAATATAAACTAAATCCATAACGACTACTTATCAAAAAAAGATACAGATATTGCTGCACGGACATTCATGGACTCTACACTGTGGTTAATGCCCTTAGGGATATATAGTAGGTCCCCAGGATTAGTTGGATACTCATCAACATGGTCGTCATAGTATGCCCTCCAAGTTGTCTGCCCCTCACACTGGATATAAAATCCATCTACTGCATCTGAATGAATGCTTGGTTTAAAAAGGCTAAAGTCAAAATTGGGTGGTAGTTTGATAGGATTAGCCTGCATAAAGTCTGTGTATAGGGCTTCTGCAGCTTCTGGGACCCTATTGTCATTAGCACTTAAAAAATGTACAATTGACAGTGCTGCAATTTTTGTTCCAGAATGAAAGGTTTGCAGTGTTTTAATGATTGGATCTATAGCTGTCGTATATTCCTCTGAATGATCAATTGTCAGAGTTCCTGGTGAAGAAAAATCTATTTGTCCCAAATCAAAGTTTTGTTTATAAATATCATAGAACATCTCCCAGCTTGGAACGTCTTCAAAGACTTTTCCTAAGAAAATAATTTGCCCATCAAGCTTTGCTTGCTTTACCTTATTTGCAATTTCTGTTGTGTTCATAGTGAAACCTTTTCTGGATAGTCTGTACAAATTCCAAAAGCTGAAGCCGTTGCTTTAGGAGAGTCAGTTAAATCTACTATAACGGAGTGTTCTGTAACTTCTTTCCCTGGATAAGTCCAAATATATCCTTGGCTAGTTAATGTAAAATCGTCTGATTGATGCCAGAAAAAATTGCTGTCTGGTAAAAAGTGTTTTAAAGACTCCAAAGCTTCAAGATTTTTACAGTGAATCCAAAGACGATCTTTGTTGTCTCTTAAAAAATCAATTGGTATCTCATGCTGAGGATAGTCATGTCCTAAAAACAACCTATTGTCTTCTGACCAAAAATCTATCTCAACATCAAAACCTTTTTGGATTGCCAATAAAATTTGTGATGGAGTATTTTCATTATCACTGTCTGGTCCATAGATATTACCACGATGAGAAATTGTTTTTATGCTCATCTTTTTACATCAATCTTGTCATTTGTTATGTTAGGAGATTTAACACACACAATTTCGCAGTCTTCTAAAAATTCTGGATCTGCAATGTCATATGGCTCAAGAATAAAAATGTCTCCAGAACTAAATTCTTGTCCTTGAATTTTCATTTTACCAGAAATAAGCAAGTTTATTTCATCTAGATGTTGGTGATAATGCCACCCATACTTTTCTCCCTTTTTATGTAACTTATAGGAGACTTCAAAAGAGTTTGTTTGATAGGCTGCTTTTTCAAAATTTCCAACATACCATCCGCCAATAGAATCAGAAATTTTGGCAGTTTTCATAATTTTGCCTTTCTTTCTTCTGATATAATTATAGCATATTAGAGAAAGCAAAAGATTGAAAAAGGTTTTTGATTTAAAGTATAAAAACTTAAGCCTTATTCCTCTTAAAAATTTTGGATACCCCATTACAAAATTAGACAGCTTTTCAATTCAACCTGGGCCTGGGATGTTTTGGATTAATGATAGTTTAGACTTAAAGCAAGTTGAAATAAAAGAAGACACATTTGTTCTAGACTTTATGGGGTATGCTCACTTTCACTTTATATACGACAAGCTTCTTCAGTATGAATTTATTAAACAGTATGTTCCAGAACTTAAAATTTCTATTGTTGCAACCAAGGGCTATCTAGATCAATACAAAAACCTTATAGGTGAGCTCATAGATATCTATAACATTTCCAATAAAAATATTATTGCTATTGATGAAGAAATTGTTGTAAGATTTGAAAAAACATATTTTATTTTGCCCACACACAATAGCATTTTTTCAGATTATTTTGAAAAGGTTTGGTTTGATCCTTGGAAAAGACCTGATGATTTTAAGTTTTATATAGAAAAAGCAAGGCCGCTTTTATTAAAAAGTTTTAAGGGCTTCATCTCTACAAAAAAAGAAAATAATAAAATTTTTATATCTAGATATAAGCAAAACAATAAAGTGGTCAGAGATAATACAAAAGAAAGGTTTATCTCTATGGTCGATGAGCTTAAGCTAGAAGCTTTTTTTAAAAACATGGGGTATAAAATTATTTACTCAGAAGATTTTGGTTTAAAAGATCAGGTCTCTATTTATTCTAGTGCATCTCACATTGCTTCGTTGAAGGCTTCTGGGCTTGTAAATATAATTTTTGCTAATGATGGAGCAAAAGTCACAGCAATAAACGTAGATGACAGATATCAAATTTGGTATGACTACATTGCTAAGCACTCTAATTTAGATTTTTTTGCACTTCCAGAAATAATTATAAACGGCTCAGCTATGAGTTATTTTGAAGACGTGACAAAAGAAATAAAGCATTTTTCTTTTTTAGAGATTAAAGAATCTTTAGAAAAGAATATTAAAAGACTATGAGTTTTCTTTTCTCCAAAGGGTACTGCCAGAATATTTATCTAGATCTTCTGGAATCCCTAAAGGAATATACTGCCCCTCTTCAAAGTAAAAAGGCAAAATCTTATACTTGTTTTTTATTAATACGTTATAAGTTTCTGAAACATAAACTTCTCCATGCCCCTCTTGCCTTCTAGAATAGATATACTCATGAGAGTCAAAGAAATACCTGGCTTTTTTCCAATAATGAAATCCAACAAGAGCATCATTACTTATAACATCTTTTTCAATAACCTCAACTATTTTGCCTTTAATAATTTTTGCAAAACTATTTCTTGGGTCTGTGCTTTTATGAATAATTACAGCACCATCTGGGTCTTCTTTTTCAATAAAGGATAAAAACTCTCTTGCGTCCCAATTTAAAATCTGATCACAATTTATAATTATTAATGGATTATCTAAACTTTGTTGTAGTTCTAGTTCAGATCTGGCTAAATTTGCAGTATAGGCTGGACCGTTGTGAGGATGATCCCCAAAGTTTATTTCTATAGCCCCAGCCTGTCTAATTTCATTTGCCATTTTTGTATCTAGCTCGTTATTTTCGAAAGTTCTTGTTAAAACCCTGTATTTGGCATTAAGAATTCCAACAGAATCTATTGCATGTGCAATAAGAGTTTTTCCTTTTAAAAAAATTAAAGGTTTTGGAACCTTGATTCCTTCACTTTTAAATCTTGCTCCTTGTCCAGCTGCTAACACCAATACGTTTATCATATGTAAATTATAGCATGCCTAAAAATTCTGGGTTATTTCTTTTTACTTCGGATATAATGTGGTTTGAGGAGTTTGGCTTTTCTTTCCAAAGCTTTCTTCGAGGAGTTACAAATGAATTTTTTATACCAAAATATTTTACGTATGTTTCATGAGGAAAGCTGTAGGTGTCAACAGTATTTAACACTAAAACGCTTGCATCTTCACTACAAAACATGGTATTTAAAAATGCTGCACCAGCTAGGCCAACAACATATTTTGCAGAATTAAAAAGTTTTGCCTGATCAAATAGTGATGGATAATTTGACAAATCAACTATTTCATATCCATTTTCTTTAAAAAACTTTTCTATCTTTTCTTCATCTTTTTTTGCAAGGACTCTGTCTGTCCATGCTAAGTAGTTGTACTGAGAAAGCAAATTTTTTGCTAAATTATTTTTTTCTGCATGCTCTTTAGTTTCATTCATGGGGTACCCATGAAATATTCCTTGAATAGTTTCAGACAAAATCCTGGCAGAGTCATTGTGCTTCATTCTGCTAATAAAAATTTTTTTATCAGGAAGGCGGGTCTCTTCTTTTAAAAATTTTTTTCTCATACTTTTTTGAACAATTTTAAGCAAAATTTTAGAAGAATCTTTTTCCCAATCTTTTTCTAAACTATCTACAAAAATTTTATACATTCCAGAGTTTCTATACTGTCCTATAAAAAAACAAGAAGATATTTCTATAGAGTCAAAATTACGTAAATCTATAATATCATTTTGATTTAATCCAAATGCTTCAAACAATCCTTTTTCTTTTAATATGTTTACAAAATGTTGAGCTGAATTAGCAAAGATAGTATTTTTTTTTGTAAAAAGATTTAACACCTTAATTTTTAATTGTGGAATTGCCAGCCTTATAGCCTCTGCTTCTCCAATTATGTCAATCATAAGCTCCCAAAATTGATAGAATGGGGCATCGGACAGAAAAACTATACAGGGTTCGTCAATCTTGTATACTTTTCCAGTACTTTTTCCGTGTTTTTTAGTTATCAATACATTGCTCAGTTTTACAAAAGAAGTGTGTAGATTTGGATCTTTTATTACTTCTGAACTTTCATATGTTGCTTCAAAATTTTCATCATTATTTTTAACAACAACTGGTAAATTGGAAAAATAGTATTTAGTCATAATGGCTATGTAGATTAAAAGCGGGCCACTTTCGCAGCCCGCTTAAAAATCGTTACTTCTTTTTAGAAGCTACCTTTTTAGCTGCAGGCTTCTTAGCTGGAGCCTTCATAGGCTTAGCGGCCTTAGCAGCCTTGTCAACGGCCTCTGCTGATGGCAAAATACCAAAAGCTGGGTCATTTGGATTAACAGCTCGTAGGGCCACTGGAATCAGGGCTGCTACCAATGAGTATGCCAAGTCTGCTGGATCAGTAACTCCAGCTAGGTATAGGGCAGATGCTGCTCCTAGAACGCTTCTTCCATAGGAAGCTAGCATATTCTTTAGGTGTTCTGTTTTCATTTTTCTCCTTGTTTTGTTTTTTTCTATATTTTTATATAGAAAATCTATCAAATTTTATTTTATCATATTGTCTGCAGAGTCTTCGGGCATTACCTTTATAAGATCATCATAGGCATCGGATATCCTATCAATAATAATAGTGTGTGGAGATTCACCATTAGCTGAACCATAGGTTTTTGCATAAAGGATTTGTGGCTCTACCTTATTCTTAAACTCAAGAAGTGATGCTTGCACTTGTTCAATATAATCAAAAGCCCAATCTCTTGACTGAGATATAAACTTTAAGAATCCTTCGCTTTGCTCTATTGACTCAGATTCTTTTTTGTTTAGCTCTTCCTTTAATCTTTGAGAAATTACTGACTTGTCTAAAGCTATTTGAGTTATTTCAATATAAAGTTTTTTGTTTTTAGATCGAATAATTAAATTATTTATTAACAAAATAACAATTACCAGTGACAGCACTATAAACGCAATAGTATCTAAAATCACTCTGCACCACCTTCTCTAACCAATAAAACTATTGCTCCATTATCTTCAAAAGCTTTTTTTACCCTTATCATATATTCTACTGCTTGGCGTTTGCCGTCATGAGAAAGAGACATAAAGGCCTTTTCACTTGCTTTAACAGTAATAAAATTATCATTGTCTATTATTTGAACTGCAAAATTTTGAGGTGCAAAATGAGACAAAGATCTAAAGGCAGTCTTCATAGAATCAGTATACATATTTATATCGCTTTCTTTTTTAGCTCTACTAGTATATCAGAGTTGAAGCTCTTGTCAATTGCCCTAATTGAGTTTTCAATAAGACTTAAAGTTACATCTTTTCTACTGGTGACCTTCACTAAGTTTCCCCCACTTTTTTCTGCAGCCTCTTGACCAACTGGGCTATCCTCTATAATTAAAGCTTCTTTTGGATGCAGGCCAAAGTGCTGGATTGCTTTTTTATAAATTTCTGGGCTAGGCTTAGGATTTTTTACGTTATCATTTCCTAGAAAAAGATCTACCATATCGTATACTCCAATATTTTTTAACACTGTTGTCACGGTTTTGCTTAAAGCATTTGACGCTACAGCAATCTTATACCCTCTAGCCTTAAGGACTTCAAATATTCCAATAATGTCTAAGTCTTTATAAACCTTGTTTAAAAGTGCGGGAGTGTACAGCTGCTTGGCTGTGAGAATCTTTTCTTTAATTTTTAAGTCAGTTATAGAATATTTATTAAAAAGAATATCTAGCTTTTTTGAGCTTGGCAAGCCCTTATAGGTTATCTCGTGCTCGTGTGGAGATATAACCCATTTTGGATCAATATCGGACAAGGCTTTGTTAAAAGCCTCATAATGAAAAATTTCGGTGTCTGCCAACACTCCGTCTAAATCAAAAATAATTAACTTAATCATGTTTAGTCCATAGTCAAATTTTTCCAAGTTTTGGCCCATTGCTCTTTAGTTTTATGTTTAGAAAACTCTCTAGAAATTTTTCCACCTTCAAGAAAAACTCCTCCCCAAACCCCCCACTCTTTTTGAGAAACTCCAACAGCAAAACATTCTCTAGCTACTGGGCAGCCAGAGCATAATTTTTCAACGGCTGGACGCAAAGACAAGTCTTCTTCATATTTATCAAAAAATATATTTGTGTCATACCCAGAACAAGACCCTAAGTCTTTCCATTCTTGTCTATGCATTATAGTTTATTTTTCCTGGAATTTCCCAGCCGTGGGCACTTGGCTCAAACCTTTGCTCTATATGCCAAACACCCTTTACCAAAACTCCTTGTTTTGAAGTCTTTGCTTTATCTGAAGGGTATCGCTTTACGACTGTCCAGCCATCCCAAGAAAGTTCCTTATTGGAGGAAACAATTTTTTCCATCTCATCAATTGTTTTTATGATCATTTTAGATTGCTCTCTATTTTTGCTTTAAAACCTGTAAACGCCCACACGAGTATCTTTGCTTTCTGCATACGATACTAATGACGATACTGGTTCTTTTGGTTTACTGAAAAAAGCAAAATATCCTATGCTATGAATATTTTCTTTAATCCAGCTTGGAGGAATCTTAATCATTTTAATACGAATTCCCCTTGCTTTTAAGCTTCTTTCTGAAACGTTTGAAAATTCCAAAGCCATAGAGTTTATATGTGATGGCCCTGCAGAATAAATATAAAACTCTTTGTCTTCATCTTTCATTTCAGAAAGGGCAGTCCCCATAGCTCGCAAAAAAACGGAATAGTCGCTAAATGCCTTTGTTCCCTGAATGGCCACTATCATCTTTACGTCCTTCCGCTAAGGCTTCAACTATATGAATTACCTTCTCTAATTGTACCCTATTCATACCCATTGTGTCAACTACTCTGGCAGTCTCTTCTGCAACAACTCCCTCTTCCATGTCTGCAACAAAAAGGGCATTGTTTTTAATCCAATAGGCTTCATTGTCTACAAAGACTACACGGGTATACATGCTTTTTTGATGAGCCATTGATTGAGTATTTGCTTGTTTACCCAAAAAAAGGGATTCTGGCAAAAAATCTTTTATAATTTCATGAATATGGCTTTGACGATATGTTATTCTTATTTGAGAATTTTGAGATAAAGTTTTGATAGCAAAAATGCGGAGCATAAAAATAGCTACAATGGCTACTATAAACCCTAAAAGAAATTCCATAATTACTCCTAATTAATATTCTACACTGTTTTATAAAATATTAAATGGTTTCCTTAAGTCTATTCTCAACTAGCTTATCTCGCTCATCAACAACTTGATATGCAAATTTCATCATTTTATCATATCCAACTGCATTGTCCATTATGTTATTATAATGATGTGCACAAAACAATAAATCTCCTGTTACCCCAGAAACATAAACATAGGCTTGGGCACCGCATAAATCACATCGATCTGAGGCATTTAGCTGCCAATCAGTTTTATCCTCTATTGTTTCTGTCAAGCTATCCCTTATTATCTGTTGAATAAAAGCCACCGCCATTAAAGGCAACCCCTATCGGATAGTATACACGAGTAAGTGATAAATTGCAAGTCTTACACTCATACCCTGGATCTTCTTCCATAATGCTTCTAGAAAAAGACTCTTTGGTTTTACACTTTGGGCACTCATACTCGTATATAGGCATATCTATCTATTACATTTTAGCATAAAGTTATAAAGTTTACAACTTTGACCAAGTAAGAGGTCCAACAATACCGTCAGCCTTTAGCTTGTGTTTCTTTTGGAAAGCAACAACAGCAGCATGAGTTTTTGGACCAAATGGTCCAGGGGGATTTATTCCTAATTTGTTTTGTAAGTAAAGTACATCTGGTCCTGCTAAAGCACCTTGTTTAAGCTCTTTGCCAGGATAGGGTCTTAATCCAGCAATAGGTGCAGCAGGTGTAACACTTGGCTGTGCAGGTGCAGCACTTGTAGGTGCTCCACGGAAAGCTTCGTAGTCAATGTTTCCAGCTCCCATGGTCGGTTTGCCTCCAACTCGGAAGGAAAAGTGAAGGTGTGCTCCATATCCGTTTTCTTTTCCAAGACCTGAACCACCAACTAGGCCAATAACCTGACCTTGTTTTACTGCCTGTCCTGGCTGCACATCAATGCGTGAAAGGTGTAAATAGTCTGCGTTGTGGCCTGATGGAAAGTTTAGGAATATCATTCGACCTCCAGAACCAGTGAAAGTAGTAACAGTGCCCGACACTGTCCCATCAGCAACTGCCTTTACTGGTGTTCCAGTAGCAACCGCATAATCTACTCCAGGATTTAGCGAAGGCTTTGTCCTATTTTTGTGTCCATTAAAGCTATCTGAAATTGATCCGCCATCTACTGGCCTAATCCAAGTTGTCATATTAAATCTCCTAAGTTTTCCATAATTATTTGGAATGTGTGTTGTTACCGCTTTTCAGCGTACATTTTATTATAACATTAATAAATGAAAAATACTTCATATGTTTATTTATAAATACAAAAATGCCCCACACAGAAAATTAATTCTATGTGAGGACACTTAAGCATTAAACTATTTTTTTACTTATTTTTCTTTCCACCAAAACCAGGAACTGGATTAACAAGTTTAGCATCCTTGCCTGGCTTCTTTTTTGCAGCAAGGTGGCTTACATCAAGGCTTGGTGCTGCAGTAGAAAGAACTCCGTCATCTGGAGTTGCAACTGGAGCAGAGTCTCTTAGCTTTTCCCAAGCCATTACAGCTTCGACAAACTCAATTGGACTAACGAATCCCTTGCCGTTTAGATCCCAGCGGTGTGTCTTACCCTCTACAATTTCAAAGTGAAGGTGACGGCCTGCTGAGGCTCCTGTGTTTCCCATAATGCCTAGAATGGTTCCAGCCTCAACTTTCTGACCAGTTTTAACCTTCAGAGAACCCTCTTCCATGTGGCCTGAGCGTGATACATACCACTTGCCATTAATCTTTGAGCGAATGTCTACGTAGTATCCGATGCCACCTAGAGAGCCATCAGAGTTTTTCAACTTTGAGGGACCTGCATATACCACCGTTCCGTCGTGCCATGCTTCAATATAAATCTTTGGGTTACTGCCCCAAAGGTCCGTGCCATTATGATGCTTTTTGATTTTCTCTATAGGATGCACCCTCCATCCAAAAGGACTTGTAATTTTCCAAGCCTTACCTTTTTTCCCGTCAATCGGGTATTGTGATTTTGCCATATTAATATGACCTCCTTAAGATACTATTATATCAGTTTAATTAGGGTTTATCTCTTTGTATTTTTTGTAGAAAATATCTGCCCAAACGTCGTGAAACGAGCTTCCTGGGTGATGCCCGTCCTTAGCAAGAAGAGAGTACTTTTTTTGATAATACCTTTTTTTAGAATGATATTCTAGAACTTGAGCATTCATAAAATCTTCTTCATAAAAATTAAAACTTTCAAAGTCAGAAAGTAGGTCTAGAGAAAAATTGAGGTCATCCCCCGCAGCGTTTAGCTGCCCCCGCCAGCCTGGCACAACCGTTAGCCCATCGGCCTTAGTCCGTTTTTTATCAACTGGAAATTTAGTATCTATTTTTGAAAACTTTTTTGCCCAAGAAGCGGATATAAGAATAATCCCACTTGCCTTGCAAAACATATCAAGATAAAAATAGCTTTTGTAGAATAAGGTGTTTATTGCATCAACATGTCTAAAAATATCTTTTTCGTCAACCCCCTGAAAAGATCTTTGCTCACTAACATATTTAAGATCTCGACCAACATTTGGCAATAGAATAAAGATTGCTTTTGGGTTCCCAAAATCATGACAATATTTAAAGACTTGATCAATAGACTCTGTTATGCTATTTCCAGAGCGAGCAACATTAAAAAATGTGCCATCACCTAAATTATTATCCCTTTTTAGGTTTTGATAAAGCTTGTAAGACCAGGTGTCTTCTTTTTCTAATCCATCACCAGCAGTTATAGAGCATCCAGAAAATAGAAAATGGTCCTCCTTTAAATTTTTTTGAGGCAGGTCAGAGGCTGGGGCAATCGATCTTAAATGTTTAGATAGGCTTATTCTAAACCAATGGTTTCTAACGGTTTGCAAACTAATATTCTTTGGTGCCATTTCTTCATGATGATAAATTAATGATAAGTCAAGGTCTTCTTCATCATCAGAATGTTTTTGATATAGCCCTTTTGCATTTATAAAAGGATTTTCTCCATATTTTTGATTATGAATTTCTAGCTGTTGTTTAAAAGAATACTCTGCTCCTATTTCAGCATAAAAATCTTCAATTTTTCTTGATAAATTTTCTAAAGAGACAAAAGAATTTTTTCCATACAAGATTAAATTGCATACCTCTAAAAACATTACCTTATCATCAAAGGCAGTTTTTTTAATTGGCTTATTGTCAAAAACTACCCACCACCTAGGATTTTTAATGTCTAAATCTTTTTCGTTTTGCTTTTTAAAAAGAACCATATTGTTAAAGGTGGGAGAGGCAACATCATACCCATTACAATAGGTAACAACGGATAGCTCTAAGTTTCCAAAGGCCTCATTATGATAGTCTGGAAGCTGTATATCTTTTAAATATTCTGTAGAGGCAAATAAAAAATTTCCAAAAACGTAATAATTGTTAAAATATTTTTGATTAATAAGCCTGTTTTTTGTTAGCCATCCAACCTCATCAATATATGGATTATGGCCCTCTGTTAAAGAATAGTCATCAAACTGATAATAATAATTATTAAAAAGATAAATGTCTGCAATTATGTTATAGTTAGGAGCTTTGCTTTTTTCAACTAAGTCATTAGAAATTATTGTTTTTTTATTTTTTAACATTAACTTTCTAAGATCAGAAATTAAAATTTTGTCCCAGCCTTTTAAAAATTTTGTATATGAGTCTATTTGCAAAAAGTAGTTTTCATTTTCAACCATCTTACTTAGCTTAGCCCTAATTTTAAGTGTCCCAGGAGTTTTGGCATTGTCTAAATTTGAAGAGTATTGAATAGTTTTTATTTTATTTTTAATTTCAGATAAGTCTGGATTTTTTTCATATTGTAAAGAAATTGCAAAAGAAATATTTTCTGGGGCCTCTGCATTATCCAAGCATTCCCTAATTGTGTCTAAAAGATTTGGATTTTCTAATGCTGTAATTGATACCAAGATTTTTTCAGACACTAAACTTCTCCAGTAGAATCAAACATATCTTTTCTATTGTGATACCAATGTGGCATAGAGTACCTAAACCCATCAGTTATTGGGTGTACCTCATGAATGTATAAAAAGTTTGATGGGAAAAATATAATGCTTCCCGATTCAGGCTTAATCTTTACCTTAGAGTTTACAAACTCAATCTCTCCGCCATCATAATTATCATTAAGATACATAACGCTAGATAAAACACGGCTGCTTACGCCCTGGTCTTGGTGTGCTGGCAAATGCCCAGTTTTTCCATATCTTAGCAAATGAATACTTTGTTCACGATTCTTAATGTTTTGCCCAGCATATGGATATAACATCTTAGAGTAGTGATCAAATGCAGAATCTAGAGCATCGTACATGGCTTGTGTAGCTTCAAACATTTCTTTGTAGTAATAGTCATTAGGGCTTATGTGTATTGGCTCTGGGAAAAATTTTTGATCATTAAAGTGTAAATCTCCATAGGTCCATGGCGTCCAGCCCTCTACATCGGTAGGATTTTTCCCATGCTCACCTGCCAAAAATCTTTCATCAACTTCGTTTACAAGATCTATAATTCTTTGAGGACTTTTAATTACATTTTTATAACAAACAAGACCTAGGTCTAAAACATCATAGGATAGCGACATTTTTTATTCTCCGTCTAAAATTGCGTATGGGTGACTCATTGCTTTCCACTCACGAGTTTCTTCTTTAGAGTGAAAGTCTGGATCAGCATGGTCAGGAATAGATGTGTGCATGTAAAGAGCTGTTTGTCTTTGCCCAGAAGTAATCTCTGTAATACCGTGGATATATTCTGAGCCAGCACTTGGGAAAAACACTGCAGAATATTTTTTTGGTTTGTATTCAAAGTTTTGGTTTGGGAAATATATAAGTCCCCCCTCATATTCTGATGGGTCGCTTAAGTAAATAATTGTGCTAAACTCAATAAATGATTCTGGATCTTGAGCATCTAGGTGAAGACCACCTCTGCTTCCTGGTGTCCACAAAGATCCAAAAGACTTAAACACATAAATAGGATTTACAAAGCCATTTTGTTCTTGATGAACAGTGTTTGATTTGTGACCATACTTAATTAATAAATCCATTACACGTTTGTTATATGGAAAGGCTGTTCCTCCAAACCTTTCTTTATAATATTCTGGGTATGGGTTGATTTCAGATGGAAACAACTGCTCTTCGATTAAGACTGAAGCATCTTCTGGCGTAATAAAATTATCAACAATATGGATTCTGTGCATTTTTCTCCTTAATAAAATTATATCAGAAAATGCCATTGACAGGATCAATAAATTTTCTAGAATCTATATCGTGAAAGCTTAATGAGGTATGGCTATAAGATACGTCATTATTTTCATACGGAAGCCTGTGAATTGTTTCAGCATTTAGACCATAATGAGCTAGGAATTCTTTGGGTGCTTTTTTTAACTCATCTACAACAAGATTGTAATTATGATCTAAAGAAAAAATAGTATACTTATTTTCTAAAGTTCTGGCTAATAGGTCTGTATAAAAATCTGATGGGGCAGAAAAAATTTTTACTCCTGTTTTAAATAAAGCTAAGGATGCTGCCTCTTCTTCTCCGTGATACTTTACGTCAATTGGGAACGCCTGCCTTAAAAAATCGGTCTTGCCAAAAACAAAATTTCTATCTATAAAGTTAGACTCTAAAAAATCCAAAGAAAATACTTTGTTTTGCTGGAGAAAGAAAAGATTTTTTTGAATTAATTTTAGCTGGCCAGCTCCAGAAACAACAGCTTTTTTGTCTTGCAAAAAATTAATTAAACACTTATCCCAATCTTTAGAAACAATTACATCATCAGAGATAAGCAAAAAATATCTAAAAGAAGACTGGCTAAGCTCAGAAGTTTTATACGATATAGGGCTAACAAGACTGTCCCAATAAACATGTTCGTATTTTACTTTATTTAAATATTTTTTATCTTCAAAAAGGTTATCTCTTTTTAGATTGTGCTGATCTTTTATTGATATAAAAATATCGCTAACAGTGTTTTCAATTAAAGAATCTACAACCCTTTTTAAATTTTTATTTTTGTAAGAATAGATCAGGGCGTGAATCATTTAGAGTTTCTTTCTTTTGAAGCTCCAAAGAATTTTTTACGCCATGTGGTTTTTTTATAGTATCCGTAAATTAAAGATCTTCTGTTTTCTGCCATAAGCTCTTGTCTGTCAAGGTCTTTTTCATTATTGATAACTTCAGACTCCCAGCTATCTCTTTTAAATGGTATGATTTGCATAATGGGCGTTCCTTTTGGAATTGTGCCCTGAAAATTTCTTTTTAAAAAAAATGCAATAAAAACTGGTAAACCCCAGATGTCTGATTCTACAATTCCAGACTGGACATAGAAAGGTAGATCATATCTGTTCATGGGGTGTGTAATCAAAACAGAGTATCCTGGCGGCGTTTCGTAATACCAGTTCATTCTCCAGCCGTAGTGAATAGGGTGACAGTTATCTGGCACAACGATGTCTATGATTGGTCTTTTGTCAACCAACATAACGTCTCCGCCCCAAGAAAGTGATGGCTTTCCGCTTTCATCTAGGCTAACATGCAAGTCATCTTCAAGCAAGTATAAATATCCTGCTGTGGTTGCATCAAAAAATGGCATACACATTTTTGTAGACACCTGAGCTCCATCAGTGCCAAGGTTGTTTGTTGGAGAAAGCGTTATTTCGTTATTAGATCTTTCAAACTTAGACAAGCTTTTATACCATTCTGGTATATGCTTTACTGCTGGTTGGGGACTAGTTAATATACCCTCAGATCCTAAAAAAGCTGGGAAAAACTTAATTTTTAAAGGATTCACTTAAAAGTTTTCCTAGCTCTGTAAAAAAGTTTATATCCATTTGTAAAAACAGACCTTACGGAAAGTCTTTGTTTTGTAAAAATAGCTTCTGATTTTTCAACAGATGCAATTTCTTTTTGCCAAGAATCTCTTTTTATTGGGATTGCTTGAATAAGAGGAGTTCCTTTTTTAATTACACCCTTAAAATCTTTCTTTACCCAAAAAGAAAGATGCCCGTCAGTAATAAAGGCATCTGTATCAACAATTGCCTGAAGTGCAGTAAGTGGGCTAGAGTCAGTATAGGGAGGGTTTAAGAATATTGTGCTGTAACCCTTTGGAGTCCCTACTGCAAAAAATGGAAAAACTCTTAAAAGATCTTTGTGGTATAAGTCTTTGTCAAACGGCATATGCTCGTATTGTTGCTTATCGTGTGTTGCAAACATGTCTCCTTGGTGAGATAGCAGACCTGCTGGAATTGACCAACTTAGCCTTTCTGGATTAGTTGCATCAAGATAAATGTCGCAAGGTGCTGTAATCATGTATCCAGCAGTCATCAAATCAAAAATAGGCATGCACTTTTTAACAGTGCTTCCAATTTGGCCAAATGCCAGTCCGCCAGTTTCTATAACGGATGGAGTCTTTTTATACCATTCTGGCAAAAACTTATAAGCTGGCTCAGGCTCCATAGAAAATGCCTTGGTCTCTTCGTTAAACGGATAAAACCTAATTTTCTTCATAAAAATTCCTTATCTTTTCTATAAGTATATCACTTAGCAGCATCTTTATGTCGAACATGGCGACCCCTTTATCAATTTTACCAAAAGACTCTTGCTTCATATGTGGACCAATCTTTTTAAACCTAAAAGGAATAAAGTGAGGCTCTACGTACTTTGTGCTGCGGTCATGTTTATTATAAAAAACAGTATTTTCATAGATCCTAAAAGGAGACCACTCGTCAGGCTGGCAAAAAGATGCCTCAATATTTTCGTCTAAAAACCAGGGGGCATAAAAAAGATATGGCTGGTCAAAGCACTCAGGGTCTTCTGGATACTCTTGTCTAGTTTGATAATACTGTCTCATATGTGGTCTATCAATATTAATAAAACCATCGGTAGAATCTAGCAAAAATATTTGTGCATGATTTCTTTGCCTTAAAGTAACAAGATTATCTTTTATTGATACTAGATCTGGTCTTGGGTATAGCTCTTGAACATATCTATTTATTGGCTTAATTATTGATTCATTAAAGTTATCATGATTAATGGCTTGATAATTTTGCCACTTATCTGGGATAAGCGATGCCCTTCCTATTTCTAAAAAGTTAGGGTCATATGAATTATACCAAACATTAAAATCATCATCTTCTATAGCCATTTTTCTCCTATCAGAGCCTCCTGTCAGGATTGAACTGACGACCTACGCATTACAAGTGCGTTGCTCTACCACTGAGCTAAAGAGGCGTAGGGAGTACGGGACTTGAACCCGTGACCGACGGATTATGAGTCCGCTGCTCTAACCAGCTGAGCTAACTCCCTTTATCTTTATTTACGGTGCTTTCCAGTACCTTTCTTAATTAAAGCATTTACTAAAATCATATAGGTTAGCCAAGCAAACGCTAATTCAAAACCAACATTCATCAAAAAGTCTGCCAATATATGATGAGGGTCAGTTATTATTTCAATCCAGTTTTGCAAAGTTTTTACCATTCTTATTAGAGAGGTGCTCCTTAGTAGGCTCAACCCCCCACTTTATCTTTGTCCAAATACGTTCATGCCAAAAATAAACAAATACTTTTACTAAAACCTCAAGACTTACGATTGCTGTTGCCACATCTATTTTACCAGTAACGATTAAGGAAATAATAAAAGTATTTAGACTTTGCCAAAACCTATAGGTCAACGCTTTTACTATTGATCTTTTGCCAGCCTCTTTCATATCCCCATCTCCTTGCGTTTCTGGGTAGCAGAAATTGCCTGTATTTCTGCAGGAAGATCGATTTGCTCTATCTTATACCCAACATCACGTCCGTAAACTATATTAGTAATGTTGGGAACTCTCTTGACCAAATTAATATACCCAGAATTTTTATCCCAGATAAGTCTTTCAACCATGTCGTATGGAAGCGGATCCTTTTCAGATGTATTATACGTGTTTCTTACTGCAATAAAAACTTGATCAGTAATTTCTGCTGCTTTATCACGTAGCATTTGATGCCCCTCGTGCCAGGGCTGATATCGTCCTAACATAAGCGTTGTAGGGGCAGACCAATCAAATAAAGAAAATTCTTCTAGAATGCTTTCTACCATATTGTCTGGTGAAACAAAGTCATCAAACTCTACATCGTAAGTTTCTGGATCTTGCCATAGGATGTTAGTATTTATAAAACGCCCCTCTTTAATTGTATTCATCCAAATAAGAATATCTGGTTTTCCAAATACAAGCCTTGTTTCTTTAGTTGGGCATACAAAGTCTACAACAACGTCGTAGCCCTGGCTAGAAAGCAGTCTGGCCATAGCACCAAGTCTGCGGGATTGCTCTTTCCTATCAGCCTCAGAAAAGCTCAAATCAGAACTAATGTCCATACGCACTTCGTCTGCATTAAGATGAATAGCGTTAATCCGTTCTTTTAAAGCTTTTGCCAAAGTTGTCTTACCACTGCCTGGCAAACCTATAATCTGAACTATCATTTTTATCTTTCATCGTGTATAATTTTAGTAGTATATGGTGCGACTCCAACCAGACTTGAACTGGCGACCCCTACCGTGACAGGGTAGTGCTCTAACCAACTGAGCTATGGAGCCTTTTAAACAAGTATAGCAGGTCTATGATATAATTGCAACCATGGGCGGCAGAGAAGCAAAACAAAACATTGAAGATATTTTGCTTTATGACATAATGGATAAAGGCTTTTCAGTTTTACAAGACTTAAATACAGAAATATCTTTTACGCAAAATAGTCCAGTAAAGGTCTATCGCACTAATGATATTAATATATATAAAATTAAAGACTTCTCCATTCAGTTTTTATATAGCAATTCTAAAAAACATAAAACATTTTCTGAGAATGCTTTTATATTAGACTTAGACATGCTAGATTCTCATTATCACTTATTACTAGACTATGTTGGTCAATATTTTTTGCTAAAACAACGCTTTCCAAAAATAAAACCAGTTTTTATTACTTATCAGCACGGAGAAAAAAAGAAATTAATTAAAGATCATGGCAAGCTATCAAGAAATATGTATAGGGTTCTTGACCTTGCTGGGTTTAATTGTGAAGAAATTATTGATTTAAAAGAGTTTTCCTCAATAACTTTTAAGGAAACTTGCTTTATTAATGTTTTCCAAAATCAGTATTTAGCAAAAGTAGGGAATAAAGGTATTGCTTCCTCAGATATGTCTTATGCTTCTAGACCGCTTAAAGATTTGTTTTCTGTTAAAGAAAAGCTTAAAGGTAGTAAAAAATTTTTTATTACCAGAGTGCCAGAAAACTCTTATTTGAGAAAAATTATAGGGGAAACTGAAAAATATATAATAAAAGAAAAGTTAGAATACTTAAGATCGACAACCTTTTATCATGAATCAGTTAAACATTGCAGAAGAATATCTTTAGATGATGAACTTTTTTTAGAAACATTTTTTAGAAACAATGGCTATGAAATCATTAACCCATCTGACTATAAATTTGAAGAGCAGGTAAGAATATTTTCTTCTGCTACACATATTGCTGGCCTGGCGGGGGCTGGATTTATTAATGCCATTTTCCCTAATCAGAAAGCAAAAATTTTTATATTAAACCCCAACACGGGCTATAACTTTGATCATGGATCAATACCTAAAATTTTAGGACATGATGTTTATTATATTCCAGAACTTAAAAAAGAAAGTGAGAAGTCTTACACAGTTTCTGTAAAAGAAATGATTAAGTCTTTACCTATGAACAAAATCTAATCTATAAGTCTTTCATATGCCCAGCCAAGAATACTGGCGGCAGAGTCGTCTTTATCATATTGCTTTTCATAAATAAGATTACGAAGCTTAGAGAAGATTTTAATTCTTTCAGACATTCTAATTAATTCAACGGTCATTGGATCAATGCCGTCGATACTTTTAGAGATATCCATATCTATTTCATTAGGATTATCCATAAGGCGTTGCCTCCGTTAAGCAGCTATGTAAGTACCGTTAATGTATATTTTGCTAATAGTTGAAAGTGTTACTGGCGTACCCTGGAGAAACAGACCTTCTCTAATTGGAGCATTGGCACCACCTGCTGACTTAAGGTAGTGCAAATCTAAAACGTCAGTAACTCCTGCGGTATCAGCATTAATAATCGTGTGCCCAGTTCCAGTATCTGGGTCCACATCTGGGTCAGCCCATGCCCAACCAGTAAAGTGGTTAAATCCAACTGCTGGAGTAAACGGAAGCTGTAGTTTGTACTGTCCAGTTCCGAAATTTGTCACGGTAGACATGTTAACCTCAATAACAAAGCTAACTAGCTTACCTGCCTTAACATAATAAGAGTTGTATGTTGGATAGGTAGAACCAGCACCAGTAAATGTTAGACCAGTTGCAGTAAAGACTGGGGAGTATCTTGTCGAAGTTTCTAGGCCAGAAGTTCCTGCTGGGCCCTGTGGGCCTGTTGGGCCTTGGGGGCCAGGAGTTCCGTCAGTATGATTATTAAATCTAGCCATTATACACCAGACTCAAGGTTGGTTTTTAAAACTGCCACCTTAGAATTGTTTGTATCAGTGATAGCATATAAAGCATCTTTTCCAGGAAGTTCCCAAGAAATAGCGTGTCCAGGAGCAATTCGGTATCCATAGCTTAATGCTGTTACTCCTTCACCACCTATATAAACGTAGGCAGTGTCATGAACATTTTGAACTGTAATATCCATTCCAGAGTGAACTCCATTAGGAGTTAAGCGGGTAGCAGCAGAACTGCTAAGGGTAGTTAGAGCATGAGAAGTCATACGCTAATTATAACATTATTTACTAATAGATAATCTTAGTGTTATATTGTTCTTCCCAAAGTTTAATATCACTATAGTCATTGAGTAGTGGTTGACCTTTTATATTAAGACTTGTATTTAACAATACTGGTACCCCAGTTTTTTCATAAAACTTTTTTAAGACAGAATATAGTCCAGGATGCTGTTTAGCATTTACTGTCTGTACTCGTGAGGTACCATCTACGTGGACTACAGAGGGGATTAGGTCTGGCTTTAAACATCTAGGCGTATATTGCATATAAGGGCTTGTATAGTCCATATCGAACCATTCAGAGGCATATTCTTCCATCACTACTGGAGCAAATGGACGGAACAATTCTCTCTGTTTAATTAAATTAACTTTATCTTTTATGTCTGGATCTCTAGGGTCTGCAAGAATACTTCTATTGCCAAGTGCTCTTGGGCCATACTCTGCTCTACCAGCAGCTACTGCACAAATTTTATTTTTCATTAACTCTTTAAAAATTTTGTCTACTGGATATTCATTTCCTAAATCATAGCCTAAGTATGGACCTTGCCAATCTAAATGTTTACCATATAATGCGGCAGCAGCACCAAGAGAAGAACCAGCATCTCCAGGATTTGGCATAATCCAAATATCATCAAAAAGATTCCAGAGCAAAGTATTTGCTTTGCTATTTAAAGCACAGCCACCCATAAAGACTAAGTTGTATTTTTTAGTTTTGTTAATTGCCATCTTCATAAATTCAATTAAACGATCTTCATATATCTTCTGAACTGCTGCAGCAATATCAAATCTTTCTTGTTCGTAAACCTTACATGGCCAATCAAAGATGCCCTTGTGAAAGTTATACCTTTGATCTTTAATGCTAGGGAAATATTTATTTACAAGATCATAGTATTTATCTGGATTTCCATAGCCTGCCATGCCCATAAGGATGTACTCTTCTTGGTTTGGCTTCAGTCCTATGAGCTGAGTAAAGGCAGAGTAGAATAGTCCAAAGCTAAACGGATAGTTGTCTTTGTGTATTGGAATAATGTCATCGTCTTCTCCTATCCAGATACTAGAAGTATTAAACTCTCCAATGGCATCTATTACTACAATTACTGCATCTTTAAATGGACTTGTGTAATACCCCGCAGCTGCGTGAGAATAGTGATGAGAAAAGTTTTTACGTTTTAAATCTGCAAGCTGAGTGTTTTCAAAAAAAGGCTTTCCTCCACCAAAGCCTCCAAACATTTTGAGTCTAAGGTTTTTAAGCCAAGGTTTTTCATAATAAGCAAGGGCATTTGGAGATCCGTATTTAAGAGCATCCTCTAAGATATCTGGATTATTAAACCAATCATTTTTAGTTTTGCTGTATCTTTCAGCATGTCCAGCAAAAAGAATCTTATCACCGTCAATTAAAGATACGGATGCATCATGAGTTGTTTCGTTAATGCCAATTATTTTCATTAGTATAAAAAATCTTTTTTTCTATTTAAAACTTTTTTAATTTTTCTTTTTAAGAAAAACAGTTTAATTTTTTTAAACATTGTACCCCTTTTTGATTTCCCAGTCGCCCAAAGCTTCGTTAATTACTGTATCTGGGTCATAGTCTGTGGTCCATTCGTTAGGATGAACATCAGAAAAAAATCCAACGATTGTAGATCTATTACCAGAAATTACAGGACGAACCTCGTGAATGGTGTCCTTAGATGGGAAAAGAACCAGGTCTCCTGCCTTTGGCTTATAGCTAATATTGTGTTCAGGAAAATCAATCTCTCCGCCTTCGTAATCACTTGTTAAATAAATTATTGAGCTATAGGTAATATATCCAGAGTTATATGTATCTAGATGTGGGCCAGCTCCCTTCCCAATGTCCCAAACACCCAACTGACTATCAACACAATAAATTTCATTAGGATTATTAAAGCTTTTGGCAATTTGTTTTGCGACTTTGTAAGCCTGCTTAGATATAGCTGCAAAAGATCCTACAATATATAAAGGAACAACTTTAACTGATGGGTTATCTTGCCAGGGCTCTGTTGGCTTTGATTCTAAAAAAAATAAAGCTTCTTTTATGTCTTTACTGCTAATAAAGTTATGGATTATTTTAATATCGTCTTTATGTGTCATGGTTACATTATACCTTATCGCCTGCTCCCCCTCGTGGATTCGAACCACGGACCTTAGAGTTAACAGCTCTCTGCTCTGCCGCTGAGCTAAGGGGGATAGTTTTACAGTTTAAAATTAGAATTAGTTGCTCTCCATACAGATGGAGAGTGGTTTTCTTCTACGGCTAGCTTGGTTTCTCTGTCTTCATAGAGTCTTAGAATATGAATACATGGATCGCCTCCATCATCAAATTCTTTATCCTCTTCAACGGTTAATGGCAATCCATCGTGTGGATAACATATTGCTGGGCCAACAAAACCATTTGTTATTCCTTGCTGTAACCATTCATCAAAATTAATTTCATTATTCATTACTATATTATACTCCTATGTAGATATAATGTCAATTTTTATTTATTTGACTGTAGTAGTCTGCCGAGCCAAAAATACTAATTTCAGGCTTTGGATAAGTTTCCCAAGTATCTGGTGAAGCTTTAGTATAGAATCCCACAATAGTAGACCTGCTACCCGAAATAACAGGGCTGACTTCATGCCAGTAGCCTTTAGATGGGAAAAACAAAAGATCTCCAGCCTTAGGCTTTAAAGCAATATCAAGTTCTGGAAACATTATTTTTCCACCAGAATAATTATCATTTAAGTATATTACTGAACTGAACTGTGTAAAGCTTGCCCCATAAGTATCATCGTGAATTTCAAGACCTTCTCCATTTTTCCAAGTTCCAAGATGACTTGTTAGACAATAAAGCTCTTCTTTTACATTAAATTTTTCTTTAATTATCTCAGAAGTCTTGTAAGCATATTTTGTAACAAGTGCAGACACTTCAAGTATTGTATTTGAAACAATTTCTGTTGCTGGATTTTCTTCCCAAACAGTTTTTGGCTTAGACTCTAAAATTTTTAGTGCTTCATCAATTTCATTTTTATTTAAAAAATTTTTTACAACAATGACGTTTTCTTTTTTTGCCATAATAAAAATATTTCCTAGGTGCTTAGAATGTCAACTGTACCTGAGCAAGTTGGAGAAAACTTTATAGCTGCCTTGACTGCTCCCTCTACAATTTTTTCAGGGTTGTCAAAAGACGCAACCCCATATAAATAACCTAAAGCAAAATGGAAACCAGATCCTATAGAAAGGTATCCCAAAGAGTAATCATTTAAAGACATGTCAGAAGAGCTGTGCTCATAGAGTCTGTCTTTAATTCCAATAACCATTTCTAGCTCTGAATCTTTTGCCGTATCTATCCACCATTCGTCATAGAACTCTCTTAAATATTTTAAAAATGTGGTGTGCATAAAAACATCTAGATCTTCATCATCATGTGGTTTTGGTGGATTAAACGTGTAGGCTAATCTCTGCCCCTCCATAGTTCCAGCAAAGCCAATTACATATGGGCCAAAGCGATGGACTTTTGGTTTTGTTAAATGCATGATGCTATCGTCAGTAGAAGCTCCACGCTCCCCAGCAATATATACTTTATTATTAGCCTTTAGGCCAACTATGCATGTCATGACAAAACCCCTCGTAGATGATTTACTGTATCAGTATACACCATCCAGAGGGGGCTGTCAACTAGGGTTTAAAGCCTATTTTTTACCTGATTTTTTGTCAACTGTAGCAAAAGCATCGTTGATTTCATCCATGGTTAGCTTGCCATCATCTAGGTAGGCACGTGCTAGCTTTTCAACTACCGCTGCCACTCCTAGGATTCCAGCCATCATTACAGCAGAGATTAGGTCTACGCCTACAACTGCACCTGCACCTAGGACGGTAAGTCCAGATGCTGCAAATACTGCTACAATCCTAAAGACGATGTTCTTAACTGTGGCCCAGCCACCAGTTACTCCATATTCTTCTTCCATTTTTGGGTTTCCTATCTACTATTTATCTTCTTTTTCATAACGAAAAATCGGAAATGTTACAACCCATACTAATAAAGTAATTAGTATGAGGTTTCCTGTTAGCTCTTTAGCAGAACCTTCCAGGACAAGCCAAGCCACGACCATGCCAAGCAATGTCCATGCCTGATCTATGACGTCCTTAACTAATGCTGTTAAAAATTTCATCTTATGCTCCGTTCCTTATGTTTACTGTTGTTGCTATACCACTTATAGAAATTGCTGATAGTGCAGCTTGCACTGCAACAATTGCTGTAACTACTACCTTTTCTGAATCTTCTCTAACTTGTGG